ACCTCCGGAAGTGAGATGTATTCCTTGTCTAAGGAGGGTGAGAATTATGTTATTACTTTTGCGGCTGAGGGAGCAACAGATTCCTCTGGTACATTAGTATGGATGTATAATAGAAATGGAACAGAGATCACCTTACCGGCTATTGCTACTGGAGATGTTATTCACATCTTAAGAAAGACAAAGGTTGATGCTAAGCAGACAGAGTTTAAGGCAGGGTCTCGTCTTACAGCAGCTACCTTAAATACAGCTACAGACCAATCCTTTAGAATGGCACAAGAAAATTACGATTTATGGCATAACTTCTGTAAGCTCAATCCTGCCGTGGGCAATGCAAATGGTGTCTGTCCTTTGAACTCTAAGGGTCTTATTGATGAGAAGTATGTAGATGATACCTTGTTCTTAACGGCTGCTGGACAAGACGGTACCGGATTAGTCTGGGATGCTAAGAATATGAGGATTACAAACTGCGCTAGTCCGGGTGTGGGCCCTTACGAAGTGGTAAACAAAATCACTCTTGAGAACGTTAGCAACCTTAATAACTACTATACGAAAACTACAGTTGATAATAAGGATGCTGTGATTCAAGCGAATGTTGATCTTTGCTATACTAAGACTGAAACAGATAATTTGCTCGATGATAAGTGTGAATTAGGTGCTGATGGTAAGATTCCTAACGATAGAATACCCAACATAGCTATCTCAGAGTTTTTGGGATCAGTGGCTAACGAGGCTGCAAGGCTTGCATTGCGGGGTGAGCGAGGAGATTGGTGTATCCAAGAAGATACAAACAAGACCTATATTATTACTGCAACCGGAACCGACCAAGGTGCTGAGGATGGTGACTGGAAACTTGTGGCTACGCCTACAGCTCCCGTAGCTTCAGTAAATGGACAAACGGGAGTCGTATCTCTCAACGCTGGAGATGTTGGTGCGTATACAACAACACAAGTGGATAACAATACGTACACTAGAACTCAAGTGGATGCGAATACTTATAATAGAACACACATTGATAATAACCACTATACTAAGACTGCTGCTGATGCTGCCACTCAGACCAAAGTTGGATCTTCGATTACCGGAACTGTTGAAGCTTGGGCTGATGGTAAGTTTGTTACAAGTACAGGCTTTGGGAATACTGAAGTTGCGGCTACTGGCGATGACACAGTGTCTAGAGATCTGGATGACCACTTCGCAGACTGGATTAATGTCAAGGACTTTGGTGCTAAGGGTGACGGAAGTACTGATGATACTACGGCTATCCAAGCAGCTTTAGATCACTTAACCAATGGTACAAGGGGAACAGTGTTCTTCCCCTATGGAAGATATAAAGTTACCTCTACTATTAATGTTAGAGAAAACAATCACCTAGATTTGAATGGATCTACTATCGAATTCAATGTGGGAGCTGCTGATACCTTATTCATCACCGCAAGTGGATCTATAGATCTTACCTACACATATACTGGAACTAATACTGCTTTTAAGAAAGGCGATCTTAATTTTTCCGACAGTGGTTTAGGTGCTGATCCTGATTTTATGGCTCTTGGTGAGTCCGGTTGGAGTAGTAAATCGCTTAGGATTTGGACTGATGATATTAAGTGGTATCAGGATGATGACGGAGATACTGACCGATATATCGGTGAATGGAACAAGCTTGCTTATGTTACCGATGTAGGTTCGCTTACTTCTGAGGCTGAACTAGCAAACCCATTGAGATATGATTACACTAATGAGACTTCTGCCAATGTAAGATTAGAGTTCATCAACACAACACAAAATATACAAATCAGAAACGGTATATTAAAAGATGTATCTAATATTTCCGGCTTTCAAATGAATAATGCTGTAATAATTAATGATTATGCAGAAGATGTTATTCTTGATAACGTGACGATTGAAGGGTTTACTGGATATGCTGTACGTGTTGAAGCCAGTCAAAATATTAAGATTACAAATTGTACTTTTAAAGGAATTCAAGATACCTTCAATAACTGGGATGTCGTATCCTATGGCGTTGCCGTTAGAAATGGCTGTGAAAATGTAGTGGTGGATAATTGCTCCTTTGATAAAGTATGGCGACCTTTCCACGGTGCTATGGATTCTAGTCAGGCTGCTGCTGATTCCAGAGGGCCGAGTCATGCGATCCGCTTTACAAATAATCAAAGTAAGTTTATAAAGGAAAGAAGTGCATTCGATTCTGACAGCGGTAATGCTACCTATGCGGGAAAAACTGACTACGTGGGACATAACTTCTGGTATTGTGATGACTACAAGGTCAGTGATAATACTATAGTTGGGGGAGAATCTTTTGGTATCTACGGACTTGGAGGTAATGCTACTATTACTAATAATACTATTAGACACTCTGGTACCGAATACCCGGTAGGGGAGGATGATCAAGTGCCAGCGACATCAGTTATCCAGTATTATAACGGCACTGAACAGGACGAAGTTAGTGTCAATATTTCTGGTAACTTCATCGATACCACTAATAGCCAGCGAGCTATTTATGTCAGATCAGGGGCACTTTCTGGAGTGAACCTTGGATCAGGCATAAATTACGGTGTTATTGTCAGTAATAATACAATTAAGAATGTCTTTTATTCGGGTGGTATAGCTATTGAGGTTCAAGGGAATTCTTCAAATAGAATTGGTGGTCTAACTTGCCATGGAAATATTATTGCTAGAACTCACAATGGATTAAGGCTTAGTTGGATTAACGAATCGATCATTAGCTCAAATCGTATTATATGTAACGCTGATAGTACTGTTGTTGCAGATCCTCCCACGGGTAACAAGAGAACGGGTATTTACATTGAAGGTTTAAAGGATAGTATTGTTAATGCAAACTCAATTCTCATGAATCGTGTAATTACTGACAGCATAAATAGATGTATTACGATTGAAGGTGGTGATAGTTCAGCGGGAATATCTTTACACAACAACATACTTGAAGGGTGTGGGAGTACTAGTGTAGATGAGGGATTGTATCTTAATTCCGATTACGAGATTTGGCTTTCGGGCAATAGATTCTCTAGACTCTTAACAGGAATCAATTACAGTGGAAGCATTGATAAGAAGAAGGTGCGAACTTTTGGAAACTTATTCTCTAGAAACTCTACCGGAGAAAGTGTCGGAGATCACGGGGATGGTAAAGAGATGGATACCGGGTGGGCTCCTCAGATTGAAGCTTATAGGGATAGGACTGTAAGTGATAACGTAGGAAAAAGATGGAGGCCAGAAAACGCAAGACACGTTGCTGTAACTATGTCGGTCCTTACTGGCAATATAACAGAGTCCCGTAAAGTTTTACCAGATCCTTTTAAATTAAACTTGACAGAGATTGGAATAGACTCTGGAAATGTTATTCTCTGGTCAGGAATAACTGTAGTAGCTACAGAAGCTCCGGATGATGTTGACGCAACCGAAAAGGTAAATCTGTCTAAATTAAAAGCTACACTTCTTGGGGCATCTCCTATGTCCAGCCATGTGTGGAATAACGAATTAGAAATAGTGCTTTCGACAGACGATGGAACTGCTATTAAAGATACAAATATTGGAACCGGAGATATAACGCTTCAAATTGCACTTCTTGTGGCTGACTCTATCGAAAGTGGAGGAGGTTGATAATGACAGATAAAATTAACATACTTAATGACCGGCTGGCTGACAGCCTATTAGCTGATTTAGATGACGAGAGTAAATGCACTCCGGGTCTTTATCAGATTATTCGTGGTTATATTAATGATAACCGTTCGGCACTAGATGACATCCCATCTGATTCTCTTGACTTCCTTGAGCAGAAGATGACGGATGCTATCCCATTTAAGAAGGAGGCCTCGTAATGCCTGCAAGTAAAAGATATAAAGGGGAAACGAAAGCTGCTTTTAAAAAGCGACAAGCAAAAAAGGGTACTGCACGAAAGAAGGCTAATAAGGCAGCTAAAAAGAAGTACTGATGGCTAGAGAAAAAATGAAAAGGGTAAAGAAGTCTCAGGCTAATTACCGAAAGAACCCAAAATCTAAAGCGAATAAAGCTGAGTATGATACTAAGTATAACTCAACTCCAGCCCGTAAGAAGTATAGAGCAAAGTTAGCCAAGGAACGAAGGGATCGTGGTATTATGGGTAAGGGTGGTAAGGATGTGTCCCATACTTCTAAAGGTAAAACTACTTTAGAGTCTCCTTCCAAGAATCGAGCTAGACAGGGGAGTGGTGGTAGGCGAAAGAAAAAGAAATGAATATACCCCCTGAAATGCTCGAAGATTTCCGGAACCATCTTTGGGCATGTTTTAAATATCTAGGACTAGGTGAGCCAACTCCTGCTCAGTATGCAATGGCTGAGCGTTTACAAAGTTTTGCCGATGACATGCAGTTACAGGCAGGACGTGGCTTTGGTAAGTCTGTTATTACCGCTTGTCTTGCTTCTTGGTTTCTATTACGAGATCCTAATTGCACAATTATGGTAGTATCTGCCACGGGTAATAAAGCCACTGAATTTATTTCTATGACCCGGAGAATTCTAGATCTTGTACCTTACTGTGAACATCTTAAGCCGGGTGATAACACTACAGATAATGCCTTTGCGTTTAACGTAGAGGCTAGAACTAAAGTCGGTCAGGATAAGTCTTGCTTTGCTCGTGGTATCTCCTCTCAGATTACGGGTTCTCACGCTGACTATGTTATCGGTGATGATATTGAGATCGAAGGTAACTGTGAAACCGCTAATGCAAGAGAGAAGTTATTAAATAAAGTCTCTGAGTTTGAGCAGATTCGAAACGTAGGTGGTCGTGTTATCTTCTTAGGTACACCACAAATTAAAGACTCTATTTATAATCAACTAAAGTCGGGGTATAAAGTCACTAAGTTCCCGGCAGTCATGCCTGATAAAGATAACATTACTGAAACCGAAGATGTTGACGAATGGGTTTTGGGGTTAAACTTAGATCCGGGTCAAGCTACTCAGCCGGAAAGATTTCCTGATGAAGTTTTAATGGAAAGGATGGCAAAGATTGGACCCAAGTTATTTGCACTGCATTACAAACTTGATACCTCGCTCGCTGACTTTGAGAAGTATCCTCTTCGCTTATCTGATCTTATTGTAATTGATGTACATCCGGACACTTGTCCCGAGAAAATTGTATGGGCTAATTCTAAACCAATGAAGGGAATACCAGCCTTCGGTTTATCTGGGGATGTGGTCTTTGAGCCTATGTGGGTTTCAGATACATATACTGATTATGTTTCTCGTGTGATGTATATAGATCCTAGCGGAAGAGGAGAGGATGAGACAGCAGTCTGTGTAGCCTCGTTCGCTAATGGTTATATTTTCATTCACGAACTTATCGGGTATCCCGGTGGTTATGAAAAAGGAGTTCTAAAGAAGATTTCCAGACTGGCTTATGACTACGATGTTAAGCATATTCGCGTCGAATCAAACTTCGGTGATGCTATGTATTGTCAGCTCTTGCTCCCGGTTGTTATGGAAGTATGTGGTCGAGTCGCTGTAGAGGATTATCGAGTTACGGGTCGCAAGGAAGCTCGGATTATAGAAGCTTTAGAACCCGTAATGTCTTCTCATCGCTTAGTCTTTGATCGTAGGGCTATATGCCAAGAAGAAACTCAGAAACAGATTACTCGAATATTTGATAAAAAGGGTGCTCTTCCAAAGGATGACCGGGTGGATGTCCTCGCTGCCGCTGTCAGTCACTGGGAAGATATGCTAGCTACAGATGTAGATGTCATTATTGCTAGGAACCATCAGTCAGAAAGAGAAAGTATTGTAAAAACTTGGATGGATGATAACCGGAGAATGGGACTCTGGCGGAATCAGGTATCGTCCTCTGTTCTAGGGAAGCCTTCGGCACCCCCATCAAAATGGGCGGTAAGACGGCCTAGGATGCCTTGAGACAACATCGAATTTTAAAGGTACTAGGGTACTATAAATCACTGAACGCCCGTAGGGGCTACATAAGGAGCTTGGAATGCCAATTATGATGGGTATAATGGCCGGTGGCTCTTCCTTATTCTCTGCTCTGATGGGTGGACAGCAGCAGAAGGCTCAAAATGCTGCTCAAAGAATGCAATTTGAAGAGCAAGAGTTTCAGCGTAAGATGCAGAACCAGATCCAAAATAGGCAGATTGCTAAGGCCAATGCTGCTAAGTGGATGCAGAATAAGAACATCGCAAAGGCCGCTAATCAGGCTAGGGCAGAAGAAGAGTTTTGGTTACAGTATAATTTTGATAATGCCTCGGGGGATTTCTCAAGGAATTTCAATAAAGCTAATGAACAAATTAGGACAACTCTCTCTTCTCGAAACATGAGCCTCAATAGCGGAACCTCTAAAGCTATTCTGAGACAGGCTTTAGATACCAGTCGTAAGGGTATGACTGATAGACACATCTCTCATAAGAATGCTTTGGTCAGTGCCCAGCGTAAGCAAGAGCAGGTTTTAGCTAAGAGAGATTTTGGATATAATGATCAAGTAAAATTCTTCCCCGGACAGTTAATACAGCAGTCCGATTCTAGTATTATGCAGAATGCTCTTACTACAGGTCTTGTAACTGGTGCTCTATCCGGAGCTTCGGCTTATATGGCAGCAGGGCAGCAGCAGGAGAGTGTGGATGCTGCGAACAGAGCGGCTGGCTATGCTCAAATGGACTACATGTTGAGGTTAATGGGACGATGAGCTTACAACAACTAAACACACTAAGAGATATGGCCGGTATTGCTCCGGTTGAAAATAAGAATGAAAGAGTGCGTAATGAATACGCAATGTCTTTCGTAACTAGTTCCGAGGAATTTCTTGAAAAGAATAAGGGGTTAGATTCTAGGACTTTACATACTAGGTGGGAAAAGGAAATCGGAAAGTCATGGGATATTCAGCCTGATAATAAAGAATATTATTATGCTACTTTAGAAGCTTTAGACCCTGATGGCCCCCAAGCTGCTAGGCAAAAGGTTCTTACCAGACTTGCCGAAGATATTGGTACTAAGATAACTCCACAAGAACGTGAGTGGAAGATGAAAGATCTGGCCCGTACTTTACCAGAGTACGCGTGGGATAACGGACAGTTCTTAGAATTACTTAGTAAGGAAAAAGGAATCTTGGACGGGCAGCTTGAAGAAACTGCTAGGGTTGGAGCTATCTTAAACACCAAGCATGGTTTGCTTGAGCAATCGTTTGATGGACTCGATCCTGATAAAACAGTTCAAGCTCATACTGAAGATTACCTTCGTGGCTTAAGGATGGGACATGATAAAGATATTCGAATCTCAGAAGGTCAGTTCTCTATTCCTGTTAACGGAAACAGTGTCCCGCTTAGTTCTATAGCTGATCCAGAAAATATAGATCTTCGTCAGGCGTTTATCGAGTTTAAAGACCTTAAGCCTATTATTGAAAAGAAGGTAACTAACGCCCATCGTATTTCTCAAGCTAAAGCCATGAAAGATAGAGAAGAAACTCAGAAGATGGTTTTCGATAATGTGGGAAATCTTCCTAGGGAATTCCATACAAATGCTATTAGAGACTATGCACTTACTCAACCAAACAGTGCTGAACTAACATATAGCACCATTGAAAAATTAGTACGACAAGAGAAAGGTTCTTCGGCCTTGGATCAGGTTATCAGTTTTAGATCCTATTTCTCTGATTTATTATCCAGAACAAGGAGGATGATCGATGACGATTCAACAGCCTAATCAACAGAGTTCAGCCATTGCTGCTCCCATGTCCCCTGTGATAGAGCCTGTATTCGCTCCTCCGACAGAACAGAAGATTGACTTTGGTCAGTACATAATCAATAAAAACAACATTACAAATTACTATAACCAGATGACTTCTATGGTTTCAAATTCTACGAAGCTCATTTCTTCTATGGTTAAGATGTCTAAAGAAAACTTAATTGCAAAAGCAAAGCAAAGAAAAGAGAACTGGGATCACCAAAGTCGAATGCTGAGTATTCAGCAGGCAAATGCGGATAGAGCAGAAAGAAAACAAAGACAGGCTGAAGCAGACGAAAGAAGAAGAAAAGCTGAAGAGGAGGCTATAAAGGCGGCGGCGGCACGGAAAAGAGCACTAGCTCTTGAAAAGGAAATAAAACAACAAGAAAGAGAAATAGCACAAGCACTACAGGAGCAGGATGCTGCGGCAGCGGCTGAGGCTCAGAGAGTGAAGGACGCGCTAGATCAGAAGAGAGACGAGATCAGGGAGTTTCTTTCTGATTTTAATATTAGGGACAGTGTATTTCTCCAAATCATGGGAGGTGGACAATGATAAACCCTTCCGATCAACCTAACATCGCGGCTCAGGTTTTAAGTGGTGACATTGAAGCGGCGTTACAACATGCTCACACACAGCTAGATCAAGCAGTCATTAACTGGTCCCCTGAACAGCTTCAGGGTATTGGTAGGATATTAGATAATACTCTACCGAATTTAGATAATGCTCTCTGGAGAATCGAGCAAAACGCTGATCCTGAAAATCTCGAGAGCTATGAGCGAACTCGAACAGCTTTAGAAGTCATTAGACAGACGGACAAATCTAATCCTATTTACGCAGGATTAGAGAATACCGCCGATCTTGAAGCAGCTATTCGGTATGATATCCAAAATAGAAATCTGGATCAAGATAGTCAGTTGCCTATAGGACTTACTAGAGATATGTTAGAGACAAATGAAGAAACTGGTTTAATACAAATCAAACCGGGAACTTATGGTATCAGTGCAGACGATGAACAAGCCTATAATGATTATTTTAAACTTGTAGCCGAGATTGAACGAACAGGTAGTGAGCTTTCTGGGCAGGATGTTCGTCTATCCGACTCCCAAAGCGAAGAATTATTGGAAGCAAATATCGTACAGGATGATGATCCCTTTCCTCTGATCAGTGGAATGTTTAAACTAGTAGAGAATACCCAGAGGTATATTAAAATAGGCTCTGGCTTAGCTTTAATGGGCGCGGAGATTACCAATATGGATGAAAGGTGGGATCCCGGCTTTACAGAAGAAGAGCAAATAGAATGGGATAGAATGATTAATGAGAAGTTCTTGGATATGACGAGATGGGCATTACAAGATACTAACTTTAATAACCCCGACTTACTTAATTTATTGACAACATTTACCAGTAAAACCCAAGAAGAGTTTCAGCAGCTTGTTAGGCTTAGAGAACAGTTTAAACCAAGAATAGATCAGGAAACTGGCGAGGTTTATCTTCCAGATAATATGATCGCAGCTTTAAGAGAAAAGGGTATTGATGTAGATGCCTTAAGATTAGAAGACGGACAAATGAGCGAAGACCTTTGGGATATTTATTTGTCTGCTCCCACAGTTTTAGCCTCAGATCGAACTTGGACTACTGAAGAATTTCAGCGAGTCCGGGCCGAGACTAGAGGAACTTGGGATCAAGATGAAAATATTCTTCTAAGAGATGCATTCCAGACGGCAATGCGAGATAGATTAGTTGGGGATCTACATTCCGCTATTATGCAGGAAATGGTTACAGATATTCCCCGAGAACAGATGGTACGAGAGTATAGAAGAGCTGCTTCGGTTGTCACTTCGCGAGATGAGTTAGGATTATTTTCGGGAATTGTATGGCCGTGGGAAGGACTTCAACAAGAGGTAGTAACTGATTTTCCTTTAGAAACGTCGAAAATTAGGGCTATGCGTTCTGGAGATCAGATTACTCCAGAAGAAGCTTATTTCCTTCTTGAGCAAGTAAGCGAAGAAGCGGTTGCTGCTGAGGTTTTTAGAGATACGACACCAGTTTTCTTTGCTGAAATGATGGATAGTCAGTACCCCGGTTTTTCTGAAAGGCATGGAATTAGAGATGCTGAAACTTTTCTTGAGTTCATTCATACATATCCTAGTAGGGATCTTACCCCAAATCAAATAGTTCTTATGAAGGGAACTCTGAAGATTATAGAGGAGAAGGCTAAGGATGTTATGTCAACACAAGCAGACAGTGCCATTGATCGAGTAAGAGACACAAAAATAGCAGGATGGACACAAGCTTTAGAAGCAGGTAATTCTTCTGTAGCAAAAGATAAATCTAGTAACTCAGTAACTAATGCATTATTTGGTTCTATAGATTTAGCTACTGATATTGCAAACGGAAATCGAGAAGCCTTAGATGTTTACCGCGCTGGAGTTGCTCTTGTTTCAGATGTATATACTAAACACTTAAGAACATTAGCAGGAGATACTGAAGAAGAGGTACCGCTACAGTATCTTCCAGTTACCCAAGACTATTTAGACGGAAAGCCAATAAATATTGATTGGGAAAATATTTCACCGGCAGAAAGAACCGCTTCTATTCTTACTATTTTGGAACTATCTTCTTTACATCGCAACGGTCCTGAGCCGGAAGTTGTTGATAGTTTACGGACTTGGATACAAACTTCTGTGAATAACTTTAGACCAGATACACTGGAAGGTGATATCGATACTGACGAACTGGCAAACATTGCTGGGGCATTATCATTTTTAGAAGAAATGAGTAAAAGATCTATAGACGATCAATCTATGGATGCTTTCAGAAAAATATTTACAGGGATTCCTGACAGTCAGTGGGATGCTCTTATGTTTTTGAATCAGGCTGATGTCTTAGGAGATCTGGGTTTATCAACGACAGAAATTTATTTGCGACCTTTATCAATGCAAGGAAATGAACCTCCTACTGAGGATCAAATTCAAGAGCATCAGGGGGCAAGAGCTAAGATACTCCAAAATATTCAAGCGGCGTTTTCAGATAGGGCCGCAAAGATGTTAGTAATGGCTATACATCAATCAGGAAATCCAGTTAGGCAGGATGATCGTATATCGAGGTTTAAAAGAGGTGATATGCAAATTGTCCGAATAGGAAGAGCCAGTAGCTTTGAGGAACTAAAAACTATATTTAACAAAGCTATATCTTCTTCTATAGACCCCGGAGATAAAGCAATAACTCATTGGCATTATATGATGGATTTGTTAGACCAATCTAATTGGATTATGCCAGCTGATAAGGATCAGGCGAGGGAAGTTCTTGAGGCAATGCTTCCTAAGAAAACTGGGGACGAGCCGTATGGTTCTGATATGTGGAACGATATTTTTAAAAACGATACCTTGGAAGCATATCAGATGGGCATAATGTTCAGGCTTGCTGAACATCTGGAATTTACGAGGTCGCAAGAAGGAGCCACCCCCATAGGCAATTGGACAAGAATGTTATTAGACGCGCCTACTGAGTTGGGAATTCGCGATCCCTTTATGATGGAAAAGTTACCTCCTTTACTGAAGAGTATGCATGGTATAGCTTTAAATCAGTCAATGAATAATATATCGATTGGGGGACAAGAATATTTAATGACCCCACAAAATAGCACATCATTTCGTAATAGCGATCTTAGGAGTAGGGTATCGTTTCCTATACGTACAGGGATCGGCCAATCTCGGTCTATAGATTTGGAACCATATTCTGATCCCCTAAATGGGTTAACTAATGAGGCTAATTTTCTAGACATAAGGCCTATAGATCTAATGAGACAGGCTGCAACGTATGGAGAAGTGAATCAAATCTTTGGGGGCGATTCGGGCTTAGAATCCGTTCTCGAATTCAACCCCGATCACCCCCCAGTTAAAGTGGAGGGTTTTAGGGACTTTTTATTATCCCACTTTGATCAGACACATCCAGAGTTTCGAAGGGTTCAAAGTCTGTGGGTGGAGCACGAACGTGCTAGGCTTACGCAGTATATTAGAGATGAAGCTACTAAATGGGTGCCCGGAGAGGGATTTGTACGTTTAGATGCAGCCGAACAGAATGCGGCAATAAACAGGATGGACCCAGATCACGAGGACTATAATCTATCTTTAGATCCTGTAACCTTTGAAAGATTAGTGCGTGGGGTGGTGTCTGATTATATGTGGTATATGAACACACAAGAACGCAGGTTAGGTTTATTTTCAGAGCGTAGGGATCTTTTCGTGAAAAGAATAAGGGAACAAAATCCTGAATGGACTGAGGAAGAAGTTAATAAAACTTGGGATGCAACATTTGAAGAAATGAAAAACACAGAGATTACAATGGGTGATCTGTTATATGAAGTTATCTATAGAATGTTACCAGAGTCGAGACCATTTGAACCGAGTAATGATGCTAATTTAAGTTATGGTTTTATGGGCATTTCTAGAGGAACTTTGGGAATACGTAAGTCTGTAGACAGACCCCTGATTCTTGGTTCAGGATTATCCGCATTGTATAGAGAGAATGGCATCATCGAACCCCCCAGATATCAAGGTATAAATTCATATGGGCTTACTTACCACAAAAGGGAGCCAGAGGATACACCACTCTTTAGTGTAAGAGGGGGCGGAAGAGATGGAAGTCCGCTTAATATACTCCTTAATCTTAATAACGCACCCCTAGGCCCGAACCTGCCAACACAATCAACAGCACCTGTGCCGTTCTTAAGGATTTATCTTAGGGGCCATAAAAAAGATGTGACACATAGTGTATGGCCGAGTGAGGGGATGACCAATCGAGGACTAATGAACTACTCTTTAGATAATGATATTTATGTCCAATCAAATATAAGGAATACTAATCGATGACACAGTTTGAGTGGCAAGATCGTGGAATGATTTTCGAAATGCCAGAAGCTTTTCGCTCGCAAATTATGGATTTTGACCTAGCAACCGCTACAGATGAGTACCACTCTTCACCCATAGGCGGAATTTATAATTCAGAAATAGCTAAAAATATGTCGACTTGGAGAGATATTGATAGCGGATCTAAACTCTATAGAGGACTTATGCCTGTTGCTAAAGCCACAGATGATGCGATGGCAGAGAGTTATTTCCAAGGTTGGTTAGCTCGAAACACAAACTCCATGTTATATGTTGCTAGGAATGTTGATTCCTTATATGATGAGGATATATATACGGGTACTATATTAGATATTGGTCAGAACGCAAGAGAAGAACTAGAGTACGGTCTTAGTTTAACTGGTTGGAATCTTGTGGACCAAGGATCTGGAGCTAATGTTGGAGATGATATTACTGATTTGTTGGTAAACGGAGCCCCTGAGGGTTTTAATCCTATAGATGCTTTAGATGTAATGGAAGCAAGAGATCCTGCGCAATTTAGATCTTTCCTACAAACATTTGGGTCGAAGGAAGAATTAGCAAATATTGTTAAAGATGTTGTAACTCCTTTGGGCTTCTTCTACGCTTTATCGAATGCTCGACACATGATCACTATATCCCAATCCTTAGCTTATTATGACAAAACTGCCGGTACTATTGAAAAAAGTGCTGATTGGGTTAAGACTTTAGTTGTGAACGGTATTATTAATGATCCTGATTTAATGGCTACTACGGGTATATCGCTTGCAACATCCAAGGTTGGTGGTTTATTCTTTGGAGCGGCTAAGATTTTAGGTGGTGCTGTAAAGGCGGGGAAGCGAATGACAACTGTTCGTCGAAGTCTTTTAAACCTTTCTAGACTAACCTTTAATGCCCAAAGATATTTCCCAGAAACTATTGGGCCTACTTTATTCCAAAAATATTTATGGAAAGAAGGCTATAAAAGAGCAGGATTCTGGGGGAAAGCATTTAGAAATATTCCGGGCAATATTGCTGAAGGTACTTTAACTGGCTTTATGGCTGAAGTAAGTAATCAAACTAGGCGAGTAGATTTAAGATTCCAAAAGGAATGGGATTGGGGAGCAATTGGACGGGGAACTCTTGAAGAGGCTGTTATTTCTATCGCGGTAAACCCGATTATGGGTAGAGTTTATCAAGCAGGTAGCTTAGCAGGTATTGGTGTTGGTCATGGTATAGCGGCATTACCTTCTTGGTCTCCTATTCGATTTACAAGACAGGGGGCGGCAAAATATGGTGCTGTTGTCAAAGCTTTTAAGAAGCATCGTGGAGCAGTACTTAGGTTCCGTGATCCAGAATATGCTTCTGCTTACATTGACTTATGGGCTTTATCAGAAGAAACTGCGGAGTTACTAGACGAGCATTTAACTCCCGGTGAGAGAGCAGCATCATTTGGAGATGTACACGAAAGCGGTCGAATGGGTTCAGTCTTACAGTTAGATTATCTTATGGGTGAATTTGGTATTCCACAAGAACAAAGAATTAGATTATTAAAGGAATCTTTACAACGTCTTAAGGAAGCTGGAATCCCTGAGGGTGGTAGATCGCCTGAGGACTTAATGTATCTCGTTGCAGAAGATTTGGCGGCTAATGTTGCCAGTGTTCAAGAGGCAAGAAGAACTCCAGCTGGGCAAAGAGCGGTTCAAAATACTATGAATAGTTTATTCTACTTACAAAATCTAGCTAGTTACGCTGAAGAAAATAATATGACTATTGAAGAAGCTCAGAATGATATGGATAAAAGGGAAAACTATTATGAAGTTTTAGTAGATGCTGAGACAAGGGCTGAGGTTGAGGAAAGCTGGACTGAAGAAGAACGAGCAAAGCTAGAAAAAGCTACTGAGAAAAGAAAGGACGAGCTCAGGTGGGAAAGAGCCCAGAAACTCAGGGAGAAGCAAAAGACGGAAGAAGAAAAGCACGTTAAGGATAAAGCTACTGAAGTTAGACAAGAAAATGAAAACTTAAGTGACGCTGTTGATGCAGCTAGTGCTACAACCGATGCAGATACTCCAGTTATTAATATTCCTCCTTCGGCGGCAACTCCATCGGAGACCAGTAATACATCTAATGCTAATACATCAGCAGCTAGAGATTATGCAGCAGCCCACGAGGAGACTCATAAGAATACTACAGAGGAACTAAGAAAAGCTGAGGAAGCACGAGATACAGCTGCTGGTCAGGCGGTAGTAAATCCTACGCCTGAAAACCAACAAGCAGCACAAGAAGCTCAAAAGACTGTTGATAACTTAGAACAAAAAGCGGAAGCACAAGGAGATGCTTTAACTAACTTAAAAGAAGCTATTAAGAGAGCAGAAGAAGTTACAGCATTATTAGATACTAGGATAAAGCACTTAACTCAAGATGAAATAGGAAGAATTAAGAAAATCAATGAGGAACTCAAGTCTTTATCTGTAGAGGCTCGAAAGAAAAGATTCCTTTTTATCAAGAAATTTAAACACATAATTACTAAAAGAAATGATGGGCAGAAGCTAACTCAGAAAATAATTAAACTTAAGAATCTTCAACGAACTCGTAAAAAGTCTTCGTTAGAAGAAAAAGAATCTAAAAATCTTATGGTATGGTTAGCTCAGTTAAAGAGAGTCGCAGAGGATACTGGAAATAAAACACTAATTAAAGCAGTCAAAGATCTCGAAAAGGCAAAAACCCTAAGCGATGTTAATTTAGGTAAAGTAGAAGATGCGGTAATTGACTGGGCCGAATCTGAAAGATTATCTTTACTTGAAGGAACCGATACTGAGGCAAAAGCATATCAGGAACATAAGAAACTTACTGATAGAATAGAAGAACTAACTAATGAGCTTAAGGTTATAAAGGCTGTTGCATTTTCTCGTGCCGCTCGTATAAAGATTAGACGTTTTGATAGAATGGCTTCAGCACGGAATATTGCAAAGCATCAAGCGCAGGTTAAGAGAATTTTACAACGTAGATTAGATGCGTTTGAGGCTGAAGCTAGTAAGAGGAGAGAGAGGGCTAAGGATGATGAAGTTTGGTTTACGAGACAAGAGCTTTTTGAATTAACGGGAAAAGAAGAAATCGGAGCTTGGGTTTCTCCCTTAAGTGAAACATATCAAGAATACTTTAGAACTAAAAAGGGTTTACAGGGTAAAAAGAAAAGTGCTTTCCTGAAGCATAAGATGAATGTTACGGAAGCTAGAAAAATCCTTACCGACTCTGCTAGCGAGGTTAGAGAGAGGATATCGAAACAACATCCGGGTATTATTATTTCAGATGCTTTTAATAAGAAAAGAAAATCCGGACAAGATATTACAAATCTTGATGAGGAATACTTACCATCCCCTGACTTAGCTCCCGAAGAGCGTTTAGCTTTGTCTACTCCCGGCTTAGACTTAAGTAATGGTGCGTTTTATTTGGACGGGGTAGAAGTAAAGGGTATTGTAGATCTACAAGCAGACGGCATTAGTACAATTGTTGCGTTTGAAACCGCAGATATCTCTACCGCAATCCACGAGTTGGGTCACATTGCTAGGCGACATGTCTTAGACGAGGCTGACTTAAACGTAGTTGAAAACTGGTTAGGAGTAGAAGGGGGCCGTTGGAGTGTAGAACATGAAGAAACTTTTGCTAGAGGGTTTGAGAGATATATTAGAGAGGGCCGAGCACCTGAAGGAGCAGGGGATTCTTTAACTAGTCTATTCTCAAAGCTTAAAAGTTGGCTTGTTGATATTTACCAGTCTATTACAGGATCGGAAATTGATGTTCAAATTTCTGATGAGGTTAGAGCAGTATTTGATAAGCTTGTTCAAAGAGGCAAAATTAAGGCCAAGTACAGTGCTAAGAGTGAGTATGGAAAGCAGCTTCAAGAAGCACTTACTTTAACGGATGGAGAAACCGTAGCAGTTCTTGCGTTAATGGACGCTATGAAGTTAGATCCTAAGACTATTCGTTGGGAAAGGGGAACAGCCCGACATAAGGCAATGCTTCAAAAGAAAAGATCCGAAGGAATAGATATAGCAGATCTTCTTATGCAAGGTAAGGATATTCCTGTATTTCTACCTAAGGCTTCTTTGTGGAAAGCTGACGTTACAAGAAAACCATTAACCGATGAACTTAAGGATTTTACAGAAGGTAGTGTCACAGGCACTACTTGGGTATTCCACGGTACAATAGCTGAGTCAAACCAACTATCAGATGTTTTCGATACTCAAATGGACCAACTTGGTTTACACCTTTCAGCTAATCCCTATGTAGCAGATATGTTTACTATGTCCTTTATGCCTAGGCCAAATGAAAATGGTAGAATTTATCCTCTATATATGTCCTTAAAAAACCCCTTAAGACTTAGGGATATTGATAACTGGCACCATATTCAAGGCTTGGCTAATGCGGTTGAAGATGCTGGTGTTATGTCAGCACAAGAGTTTATGCTTAAGGTTCAAACTAAACTTTCAAAATCACCTATGTATGAACCTGCTCCGGTAAAATATGTTCAAGAGGGCTACTTTGTCAGAGGTACTCCCTCAGAGAGAAAAAAGCTTCTGACGCAAGTTCATCAAGAAGTTATCCAAGAAGCAGGATACGATGGGATTATTTATCTTAATCGAGGCGAGATTCTCGATAGAGCGGGATTGTTCCCTGAAAAGCTAGAAGAGAAAATGAATCATCTTCAGTTACTGGATCTACATCGACAAGGCGCAGACTACTCGAAAGGAAGAAATCCAAACTATTTACGGAGTATTTCCGATAAATTATTTAAGCAATTCTTCCCAGAAGCAGAAGATAGTTTTATTGTATTTAAACCTACGCAAGTTAAATCTGCCTTAGCCAACAATGGCTCCTATAGCACAGAATACAGTAGCATCTTAAGACAGACTGCTGAACCTAGTCCACAAGTATTAGTAGACGATGCGATATCTTGGGCTTCGTGGGTTGAAGGCTTAGAAAAGATTGAAACTAATTCCTCTTCTATTCAGACCATCGGTGATGAAAAGTTTACTGAGGCTGTACGAATCTGGGGATCCATGCCCGCAAGATTTAGAGAACAAGGTAGAGGGCCGCATGTAATTTTCCGAGAAGCTATTCTTGATCAGGAAAAGCATGGCCGAAGACTCTCTGATTCTGATAACTATAAGAATGAAGAAGAAGGTCTGTATAATATTACAGATGTTATTAGGATTGCTAGAAGAGAACATGCAAGAGCAGTTGCAAGAATGCGAGGGTGGCATAAAGTAGCTAGAGCAGATCTCTTAGAAGATTTAACGAATGAACTTGTAGGCTCTGGGGAAAAGCCCGGAGATGTAATGAATTACTTTGTTGCAGTAGAGTTTATTAAAAGAGTTGAAGAATCCTTTAGACCTGTATACCAAGATCTATGGCAGGCACAAGGATTTATTAGTCATCTCGATGAAACTACAGGGGAACCTATTTATCAAAGAGATCCCAAAAATTTATCTACCTTTGAACAACTAGTTAGAAGATCTATCAGAAATAGGTTGGAAGAAAGAGCTAGGTTTAAATCAGGAAATCCGAACCCTGCTGTATTTGATAGAATTTATCAGATGCTTAATATAATCCCAAAGGATAGTCAATATACCCTTGAAGATGCAACAGAGGCTATTATTGAAAACATTGCTAAGATGACCCCAGAAGATGAAACTATCCCGTGGTCTATTGAATCCCTTGGTAATGGAACTATTGATTTAGTACCCGCTACAGAGCTGGGAGCAGGTTTAGTTGATTTATTATTAAATATCCCACTGGCTACTCAAAGAGGAGTAGACTCTAATGTTCTCCATAATGAAGATATTAGATCTGAAGATCAAGATCCGGGTGGAGAATCAATTCGAGTTGTTCAGGCTAGAACTGGGGAAAGCAACCGAATAGCTTCAATTCCTTTATATCATTTAGCCGAAGTTGTAAATCAGTATCGATACTGGAAGAGAGTAAAGCATCTTTTGGAAACTGAAGAGTTTACTCCAGAACAACAGAAGGCTGTAGAGGAGTGGGTTGAAAAAGTTAACTTGGAAGGTACTCCAGATCCTTTAGGGTTCCGCTCAGGGTTTATGCTAAGGCCACACTTTATGGGTGGAACATTAGATCAGGCTATACCTAATCGAGAGACAATTAGACAATGGACTACGGCATATATGTACCGAATGCCTAACCTTGCTATTAGTACTATCTATGATCAGATATCTGTAACCCAAGATAACCCACTGAGATTCAGGGGGGACTTGAATAACTTCTCTGAGGATTTCTCTCATGGTGATGATATTATTCTACCATTCCATTGGTGGGGAGAAGTACTTGCTTATGAGCAAATGAGCCCTCGTCTTGAAGGATTAAGTGGAGCTTTACTTAAGCATGAGGCAGCAAGATATGCCGAGTGGAGGTCTAAGAATCCCGATCTTTCTTTAAGCGATCTGTTCTCAATACAAACCCACTCCGATAGAACCGGTAGCGGTATCTGGGAAATGAAAGCCCTTAGTTTAGCAGCTGATCCTAATGCAATAAATAATTTAGTTGAGGAACTAAAGAAAACAAAGGGTGCTAAAACTATTGCAAAAGAGATAGAAGAAAACGGACTCTTTGAGACAATCTTAAAGTATCGTGGCTTTACTAAGAAAGAAGTATCAGATCATTATTTAAATCTCGCTTTAGAAACAGGAATATTAATTTCCGAAAACATAGATGATCCAAAGGTTCAATCTTTGGGCGGACTTATTAATGCCTTTGCTTCGTTATCCGGTATTAGTACGGTAGAAGAAATGCAGGCAAGTGAAGATCCTATTGTAGCAGCACTGAGAGATATCTTTAAAACTCCTGCTATGCGTCACGTATATTCCGGAGCTTTGAATAACTTCCGCAAGGAGTTTATCTTAGCTCGGAAGGGGAAAGCGGTAGAAGCTATTAATAAACTAGGAGAATTGTTAGGTATTGATTTTTATGCTGGGAACAAGTCAGAACTAGAGGCTTTAGGTGTAATCATTTACTCTATCGGTGTAAACAATATGTCAATCGCTTTACAGGAAGCTTCGTTAGGAAAAAACTGGAAGCCGGGTCAAGTATCTTTAGTTGAGCGTGGTACAGGTATTAGCGATAGTATGAAATTAGCTGTTATGCGGTACCTATCTCTTAACCAATCTGCCGATGGTAATGCTACTTTAATTAAGAAGATGGCTGAAAACTGGGCATTGGCTATCAGCGCAAAAGCTTTAAAGCAATCTAGAGATGCTATGGCTGTTGAGCAAGGTTCGGTACAGGGCACCCGAAAGGACGGAGAAACTGGGATTGAAGAAGCTGTGACAGTATCTGCTACAGGAACTCCTAAGTCTGATGTAGCATCAAAGGATAACCGAATTATTAGAGCTGCTGAGCTTTTAAAACTGTATGAAGCGAATCTGCAAAAGGCTGCTATTATCGATTTTGGAGAGCAGTATGATTTTGAAGAAGCTTTGGAAAAAACAAAGAATAGATATACCAATTGGCCTGAGATTGAAGCCTTCTTAAAAGAAAGACGAGATCGAACTCTGAGTGCTGACGAATTAGCTCAACTTAAAGAACTATCTGGTGTGCCAGTCCCTCAGACTGAAATGGCAGTATTCCGTGGATTAAATATGTTAGGCAGTTCTGCACACAGGCTGAATCAGGAAAGAGCAGAACTTTTAGCAGAAGCCATGAACATAGCTGGATTTGATGCTGATGAGCAATTAACTCCATTTGGTGATCATAATTTATTCTTCCCTGTAGGTTATTCTACTATGTCTGATCGAGGCTATCAGGGATTATTAACCTTAGCTACTCTTACGGGGTCAGACTTGGAGCGAGTTGCTGTAAGGCCTTTGATGATTCAAGACGAGAACAGTGGACAAATGGTTCAATTCCCTTATAAGAGCTTTGAAGAATATATGAAAGCAAAGAAAGATGAAGCAACAGCCCGAGGAGAAGAATGGAATCCGCAACGAACCCGACAACTCTTTAAGCATTTCTATGAAAATGTTGAGGGAGCCGCAGAATCTTTAGCTGCTTTTGACATGGTAGATAGTCCTTTACATGACCTTTCTCCAGAAGAAGCTCAGAAGAAAATTGATCATATGATTACTTTACAGCAATTCTTATGGTGGTCTAATTATGAAGCACCTCCAAAATCTGTATTCCCTGACTATACCATTGAAGATTCGGATGCTGATTTATTAAGAGGCTTACAATCAGAGTGGATGGAACACTCGGAGCGGATGTATAAGGAACTTCCCTTGGAAATGAAAACAGAGGTTGAAGATTCTTCTCCGGCTGAACTGAAGCTAAAGGGTAAATCAGGATTACTTAGAAGTCCAGAAGCCAGTAGAATGTCTGGATATCCTGTACAGCTTTATCATCGTAATGAAGTAGATAGTACACGCTATGTGGAAACAGGCCGAAGAAAGGGCTTTATGTCTACAGCGCCTCTCTATCAATCATTACCATTCTTTGACAAAGGTATCCTTTCCTTCCAAAGAAAGGCATTAGACCTTAAGATTAAAGAGTTGTTAGGTGCGGTAGATCCTTTGGTTGATATCGTTAAAGCAAAGCAGGATGACGCAGAAACTAGAGGATGGGCTTCCCCATGGTCAGAAAAAGTATTGCCTTCTCCTACTACTGCTTTAGTAGAGTATCTCCAATTATTCCCACAGAATGATGAAGGTATTTTAGCAGCTGAGATTGCTATGGATATTGATAAGTGGGCTGAGAAACGAGGCATGCTCAATGAGCTGTACCAAAACCCAAGGTTCTATCCTTATTATTATATCTTACGTGAAATCGAAAAGATCCACGATAAGTTTGTAACATATGCTAGAGCAGATTTGACAGAAGAAGAAATTATCTTTAGAAGATCGGAATGGCTTACCGCAATGCACTCTATTGATGAGGTCTCACGAAATGCTCTTAACTATGAACACTCTAGTTTAACATTAGAGGATAAGGCTTCGTTGTTAGCACTAGCACGACCTATTCATGATAAGGATACATGGAAAGACGTATTAACTAGTACGGTATCAGAAGATGCAGCCTATGGTAAGCTATTATCTCCTACAGAAATTCATCAGGAATTAAAGTCTCCCTTAATGCCAATAGAGGCAGTACCTATTCTTAGGAATCAACGAGAAGTTGACGAATGGGATGAACTAGTTGGCTCAGCTGGCTGGGAAGATATTGTTAACTCCTTGACCATTGACTCGGGAATTATCCAAGCTCATGATTTTAATCGATTCCTTATTGCGGTAATTTATCAAGATTATATCCATAAGGTATTAAAGGGATATACTAGGGCAAACGGGGAAAAACCATATGCAGACGTAGCTGACCGTGTATTAAAGAACCCCATTGAATGGGAGTCAATAGTAGATAGATCTGATAGGCCTAATATCATTGAAGAAGCAAAGCTGTTAGCAAGAGGTAGTGCTGGTGTATCGATAGCATTAGACATTTCGGTAGCAGAGCATATTGAAAATGCCGGAACACCTGAAGAAGCTAGAATGATGAAGCTTATGGTCGAAAGAGCTGTACGTCCTACAACAAAAAGAGGGAAGAAAGGGGAAACTGTTTCCTTTAATAGTAGGCATGCTGCTGGTGAATTAGGGTTTGGATTCTTAGTTAGAAGCCCTAGGAAGTATAAGCTAATTGGGAATAAGTTTAAAATTCACTTAACCCCTGAAGCTGCCCTAAAGATCTTCGCTATTACTGATAATATTAGACCGCTTCACGAGCTACAAGAAGCTTTCTTGGCTAATAAAATCTTTGGAGCCAAGTTTGATGGTGATCAGACACCGATGCGAGCAGACCCCTTGCAGCAGCAAATTAGAAATGCCTTTGGGTTTACCACAAGACATCGTAATGCTAAAGCAATGAAAGTCAGTAATGCACTTAATATGATCGTACGGCAAACTGAAAGAGATAAGACTAAGGGTCCACTCATGTTATCTCAGAGAAAGGTTACATTGGATCGCTTTGATTTAGATCTGGTAGACTTGCACGCATACAAAACGGGCGAAGCTGGGATTCCAGAAGGAATGACATCGGCTTGGAGAGAGGCTGTGTTATCGCCCATCACTGAAGCATTGTATGAGATAGAAGAAAATAACTTATCAGATACTTTCTTTAACCTAGACTCAGAGTTAAGAAGCCTTGTGTTTAGAGCTAGAAACAGTATTGGAAGAGACTTCGAAGAAGCTATGGGTATTTCAATTGCTTTATCAGCGTTTATTCGTAATGGTAGCAGACGAGTACCTACTGATAGTATGATCTTGCCTTTCTTAAATCCAAATATTTATAATACTAAGAGAATAGAAGGAAGTGAAAAGGTTAATGTTGATAATCTTATTCAACACGCTGAAGATATCTATAGGAAACTTGTTGTCTTCCAAGACCCAGATTCGTTTATCCAGAGCTTACCTTTATATCATGCCGCTAGAACTTTTGTATTTGAGCAAGCCTTACAGTCAAAGGAAGAAAGCCGTAGCTTATGGAGTGATTCAATAGAAGATCGATTCTTAGTACATGTTAGAGAAAAGGAATTGTTTGGCACTAAGACTGCTGAAGAGCAAGAAACCACGGCTAGGGAGTTATATGAAACTCAAACTAAAGATTTACTCAAGAGTTTGGGACTGTCTGAAGAAGTGATTAAGTCTTTGCCGGAGTTTACAGATTTTAATAACTGGATTACAGACACAAATAAAGTTATTTCTATTGACATAGAAACTAACTTACCTTATGTAGATGCTGCGAGAGAGGTTGTTGCCGTTGGTATCTATAATGCTCAGACTAAAAAGAGTGAAGTTATTAGCGATAAGAAAGCTATGACTAAAGAAGAGGCTACACAGGTACTAACTAGACTTGAGCAACTACAGAATGAGGGCTATAAGCTGGTTACATTCAATGGTACTGGATTCGATTTAATGCACTTAGGTAGACTTAGTGGTAATATCAATCTTGCTGGACGTATTGCAGTAAGAGGTATTGATTTAATGACTAGCTTAATGTCTGATTTCGATAGTACTACTTCAACGGGATTGTCTCTCGATGCTGTTTCTACAGCTTTAGAAATTCCTAGTAAAGTAGATAAGGGACTATATGCTGTACTATATTGGAAGAGAATGAATGGCATGAAGTTAGAGTTATCTGATCTCGCTACTGTCCGTAAGCTTGATGATGAAAAACTAACTCCGGAAAGAAAACAAGAGATTCTTGATGAAGTTAATAAGCTTAATCGTGAAGAAGCCAAGAACAAGTTATGGACTTATGTTCAGGACGATGTTGTAAAGAATCACTTAGTATTTAAATCACTAATAGAAAAATCCGGAACAAATATTCGATTAGCGAAGCAAGGATATACTATTGCTAATCCTAGGCCTACATGGTTAGAGGGTATTAATAATCATAAGTGGAATAGACTTATTAGGCAAAGATTCGCAACTTGGGGTCCATTTGGTCGAGAAAAGATTGATTCTGTAGTTGAACAACATCCTACTATACTAGCTCAATCAGTACACGAAAGACATTTAGATAATTATAATCCGGGCCTGTCTATGGAAGAAAAACAAAGACAATTAGCCTTACTGTCATTACGTGCTGCTGTGGATCATCAAGAAAGACACGAAAACCTGAGGTTTGAATCAAGACAGCCTAGTATTTATTCTGAAGATCCAGAATCAACTTGGTTAAAAGAAGCTTTAAACCCGGCTGTTTCTCGTACCCAGCAATCTTCCTTGGAGTTTGCAGATACTAGGAATGAAGCAACAAGACCACATCTTAGACGGATTCTTGAAACCTTTAATAGATTGGAATCAGAAAAGACTATTAATGGTAAAACCGCAAGATTATTAAGACAACTAATCTTTAATGCTCATGCTTTGAATCCTTTGATTGTAAGAGATCTTAGATTTGATTTTGAAAAGGGAACATTTGCTGCTGGTAAAACAGAAGGCGGAGGTTACTATATTCGTTTCGGGTCTAAATTAAAGAAGATTGGTAAAGATCCTTTAGATGCTGTACAAATCTTTGCACACGAGTTAGCTCATATTGCCCGTATCAAATTTATTCGTAATAACTCTGGCGAATGGAAAGCATTCCAAGATTTGCTGAACGGCAGGGGTAAAGGATTGATTAAAAAGTTAGTCCTTGCATGGCATGGTAATAGGTGGGATGCTTTAGCCCAGCACGAATACGAGAACTATACTACTAAGGGTCCAGAAGAGTTTATTGCTGCATTGGGTCAATACTTCTTAATGAAAGACTTATTACCGACTATTCAAGATATTACCGGCGATGAAGCTAAAACCTTACGTGCAGCTGTTGGTATTATAGGAAGAATTATGAATTCTGTTCACGAAACCTTTAGTCAATTGGGACATGTATGGTCTAAATTCTATTCTGAGAATGATGATATCACAAAATTAATGCATAGGTTGTTTGGACTTGATATAACATCTCGTGGTTATTCGATGATTCCAGATGTACAAAACCCCGGACCTGTAGAGTACGGTTGGATGAATAGGTTTGAAGATGATAATTGGATGGGTAAAGGCGGAGAACGTAGCTCTGTCAATGAAGTCGACCAGTACTTTGGGGAGATGGTAGCCAAAAGAAATGACCTTGAGATCTTAGAAAGAGAAGGAAGCTTAAACGAAGAACAGCTTCAACAGCTTCATGCTCTTACCGCTAAGACGGAAAGACGCTTGGAAAGCGGACTTACTATCCACCAACACTACACTCAATTACCAGACGTACTAGCAAAAGCTGGAGTTGAAATTAAGATTGGGGAGACCCAAGATGAGGAAGGCGCGACTAGATCTGTCTTAACAACTATTATCGATATGGAGAAGTTATTAAACAAGTCCGAGAGCACTTTAGCGGAAACCCAAATTGATAAACTTGTTGCTTATCAGCACGGATTAAATCACATGAGGTGGATGTATGGTAATCAGATAATGGAACATGCTGGCGAGTTCTCTATGAAGGTAGCTAAAGGAATTGCAAAACTTGGAAGAGCCGTAGGCATTGCTAGAGGAGCTTCTCCTGATGAGAACTGGGTTAGACAGCAAATGCTTGGCGGTTTAGTGGGACATACGGGAGCAGAGTATACCTATGGAGCTGCACATATTGCTCCGATTTGGATAACTACGCTTATTGACGAACGAATTACTAATATGCAAGGACACTACGATACCATTGAAGGACTGCCGTCTTTACAGAGATCTTTACAATCTCTTGTAAATACTGAGAATTTAATGCTTCGACTACATAGCAGAATTCAAGACGAAATCTTAAGCCCAGTCCTTAGTAGATTATTTGGTGCAGGGGTGTCTTCTTCTAAAACAAATAGAATTTTAAAAGAAGTAGGAACGGCTTTCTCTTTGATAGTAGAGAATCCCAATCTGATATCAGATATGGAAGCAACGTCTGGTGCACCATGGGCAGGTGATTCTCCTATACTAGGGGGCTTAGAATTTTCTGAAGAAGCATTAGATGTCTTTGGTTCTTTAAGCGAAGAAAAGCAAAAAATCTTAAGAGATTCTATTATCGATATGGCTGAGAACATGAGAACTATGTTAGAAAGTATTACTAAGACTAAGCAAGAATTAGGTGAGTGGACCACCTCTGGGGAGGCCAGATTAGGATACCGCTTATCTAAAGAGATGCAAGATGCTGCTACAAGTAAAACCATGTTTGATAAGATGAATGCAAGAATCTTTGATATGCTCAGAACCAATCCTGATTCAATGCATGCTGGAACTTTAGTTGCCTTAAATATACTACCTAGAGTAGATACTGAGGAGAATCTGCGTGAAGATCTATTTGGAGCAAATGGAATTTACGGCAGCGATCTAATGCCCTCAGGGTTATTCACATTATTAGTAGGACAGATTGCAAAATATAGTAGCTCAAACTTTGATGGTAAAACTAGGCAACTGAATGCAGCACTCAGTACTGAGCAACAGCAGGAAGTTAATAATTTTGTAAGTAGCTTTAAAGCCAGATTTGAAGACGGGGCTAATATTTCACAAATCTTAGCAGCAACAAGAGAAGCTATATATACCCTCAAGCGGCGTATGAACTCAGGTGATGTTAACTGGAGTCACTTTAGAATAAGAGAAGTTGCTGAGTTACAAAGAAAGTATAACACATATATCAATGAAATAGGAATGAATCCCTTAAATGATATGAGAGTTGATGATAGGTTACAGTCTCTGTTTACTAATAAAGAAACTATTGGTCAAGAAGATCAAATGAATGGGTCTATTGCTTTTGAAACACAACCGGGCAAAACACCCATGCGAGAAGAGAGAGGATTAACCACTGGTAAAATTTATAACCCTATTCAACTTAGTACTAGAAACTTATTAAATAGAGCATACTATAATTACTATGTACCTAATGATGCATGGTTTGTCCCACGAATCAGCGATATTGTTAAAGATCCTGAGATTAGAAGCAACTTAACTTTACATCCCGTAAGAACGGTTAGCAATCTTAAACGAGGATTGGCTGACTCGACACACGAAAGAATGATCCTTCAGCATTACTTTGGATTGAAAGGAGATATTGGACACTTCTTATCTTTATTTGAGTACGCTTCTCAGGTAGGGGAACTCCATACTATGAGCGGAGCTAAGGCCACGCAAAAGATGGAAGCAGCTATGCTTCACAGTGTAAAACAATTACGAGAAAAGTATGCTTATATTAGAGGACACCAAGAGGATGGTGACTCTTTCGGTGGTGTAGCAGACTATGCTTATACCTTAGCACCAGCAGTAACTAAGATTGCCTTTGGTGGTAACTTAGGTATTGCCAGTTTAACTGTTGAACATATGATGAATACTCTCGCTACAATGACTGAAGGTAGGTTTGTTGATGGTCTGAGAACTATGGTTGCACCTATCTTCCACGGATTGTCTGGAGAACAGGTAAAGATTGTAGCAGCTGATATTGCTGACGCTATTGAGGGTATGACTCAGGGCTTTATTCCTGACTACGAAAGAACTGCTGATGAAGCACAGTCTGTGTTTGGGGAAGACTTCTTAAATGCGTGGGCTTCACAGGTTTTGAGATTCCCTAAGCATGTTTTAAGGACTACTTCTACAGCTAGGGTTATCACCTTTAGAAAGGGAGTGTATGAGTTAGTAGTAAGATCACCTCATAAAATGGATGCTTTAAAGGAATCCCTTAAAGAAAATCCATTGAAAGAACCGGGAGATCTCGAGAAAGCTGCTAAAGCTGCTAAACTTAACTGGTGGAAATATGGATCAACCTTAATCTATCTCCAAAGAGCTGGTTTATTGCAGCCTGATAGATTTGAAGACTTATCAACTATGGTTAAAATGGGAGCTATAAAAGATAAGTTCTATTTATTGGGAGATACATTAAATAAATTATCCTCAAGCTTATCAGGTTTTGATGCCCAGTATTCAAACTTTACAGATATCCTAGCATCTCTGAAGCATGCTGAATCACAGTATCTACATGAGAACATGGTCCAACCAAATGCATTCGATGTATATACAGGAACTAATAGGCATGTGCGCGCCGCCGAAATTTTCCGACGTTTCCCTGTTCTTTGGTCAGCCCAGATGATGATCCGAAGAAGTAATCAGATGCCTTTAATCGGGTATGGTACTAAGTTATTTACTATGCTGACACTAGATATGGTTTACATGATGATGCTGAGACTCGCAGCAGGAAACAGTATTGATGATATCCTTGATGAAATCCGACAAAAGGGGTGGGGTAGATTTATGGTTGCTTATGGTGCAAGGCTGCCGCTCTTCGGTCGATACTATGGATGGATAGCCGCCGCCATTGCTGTAATGGCTAAGGATGGTCGAGGAGAGAATGGGTTTGTGCCGGGAGCTGCCCTTATTAATGTAATTAAGAATATGACAACATTAGGCTTAGCTCCCTTCTCGGATACTGATAAGATTTCATCTCAAGACTTAATTAATGCTGCTCGTATCTTCCCCTATATTGGGGATACTTTAGTAAGACTTGCAGTATATGGTGGGTTTGGTAATCAGCTTATTCAGAGAGGTCCAAGATATAGAGCTGCTACAGATTCTAGGGGTATAAAGTATGCCTATCAACATATGGGCGTACCTGCCGATGCAGACTATAAATCCTTTGAAGCTATCTCCTCTACAATACAAGGGTATTTAGGATTAGAGCCGAACTTCCCTCAGATGGAACAATACTTAAAGTCGTTCCCCGGTATTGGATCGCAAGCTGACAGAGATCTCTCAGAGGCCCATATAGACCCGGAGAAGGCTTTGGGTGGATCAATGGGACTACCCCCAGCAGGAACCACTGAAGTGCCTCAGAGCCCATATCCAAGCCTCCCAGTGGATCCCATACAGGAGATCGAATCTAAGCCTATTCTGGAAGCTCCGAAAGGATTACTGGGACAATAATAATTATCCAATATAAGGGGAAAGTCTAATGGAACCTAATGAATGTCCGATATGTAGAGACAGCGAACTTAAGAAACTTCGTGAAGATCTTCACAAATGTCAGAAGAGTAATCGAGCCAAGGAGCAGACACTGAAGAAGCTGAACAAGAAAGTATTCGTTGGGACACTGGTGGGAGTAGCCATCCTCGCCATCTTTGGGAAAGAGGCGTTGGATTCCATCAGTGAAGCGTTGGAATCCGTACAAGGATTTGGCTCTCAGTTCGGCAAACGAGATCCCGTTGTTATACCAGCGCCGGGTGCGTTAGGGCTGTTAGCTATTGCTGCTATTGTATACAGGCCACGTCGCAACAGAAAATCGACTTAGGGGTCACGAATTTACATAGGGCTTAGGAGGTTTGACGGTGCGTGCCGTCCCCCCCGTACCCCCTATGTGTGGCTCAGCCACAGAAAGGCTTCATCCATGAAGCAGTCAAAGATTGGTGTCGAGTTTGTTGGAGGCGTGCGTCGAGTGGTCCGGAAGGACTTGAGGTACACGGAGTCACTCGGTGTGAAGATCAAGATCGAGGTGGAGACCTCGGAGCTGGAAGAGTACAAGGAGGGCATGGATCGCTCGTTCTCCTTCCCCGCTAACGTGATCGCAGAAGCTGGTAACATCCGCATCTGATCTATGGGTAAAGCTGGAACCCTCAATGCCAGCAGAGAGTCCCTACGGGACAGAAAGGTTTAGAGTATGAAACCTCTGAACATCACTGCGTCGGAAACCCCCTCATTCATTAAAGAGACCGTGGATACCTACCTTGAGGAGCAGGGAGATTACGTGTCCCACCTCATGTGGAGACTGGGTACCAAGAAGCAGGGCAAGTCAGGGTCGATCCCTGATGCGATCAAGCGCTTGCTCAAGCCCCTGCCTCGTCGCTTGGGGTCTGTCTTGGACAAGAAGGTGACACCGAAGATGATCAAGCAGACGCGTAACTACCTCGCGGAGAAGCTGGAATCAGTGGAGTCCAAGAAGGCTCTGTTCCGGTACGTACTGCGTGAGCCTGCTCCGCTCAATCCTGTGGTCTCCTACAATCCAGACATGGAAGTCGGTAGTCTGTTCCCCCGAGCAATCGAGGTACTGAATAACCGACCACTGAAGATGGATGAGCAGCTTGTCCAAGCGGTCGTAGCTCATCGAGCCTCGTTGCCATTCAATCAGGAGAACAATGAGAGAGATAAGTACTTGCCGCTGCACGTCTTACAGATCATTGCGGAGGTTGTCTCGGTAGATGATCCGTTCTACTTCGACTACAATGAGATGCAGGAGAGTGGTCGAATCACTGAACGAGCGAGAGGTGCTGGGCCCGTGAATAACAAGATCGTTCGCTTCCTTATCGAGTTTGATCGTAAGTACAAGGTGTCTCCTAAATCGAAGCTCAACTTCGAGAGCTTGCTCAAGAAACGATATGGTCTGGAGTCAGTACATGATTGGGCCTCAGAGGTCATCAAGGCTTATGATGTCTCGTCAGACCACAAGCTTGAGGAGCTGTACCTTGCTCTAGCTTGGCATGAGATCGAGAGTACAGGTGAGACTGCCAAGGGTATTGAGTTCGATGCAGATACCTCAGGCTTCACTCATGTCCTCATGCAGATCGGAGCATGGAAACCGGAGATGATTGACAGCAACCATCCCAAGTGGATCAAGCTGTACAAGAAGCTGGCTAAGAGGCTCACGAGATGCTACTGGGCAGGTCACTTGCCTTGGGATGAGTTGGTCTCCCTTGCCAAGAAGATTGTTGCACCCTGTCAGTATGGTGGTGGTAAGCATTCGATTCCTGCCCAGATCCTGAAGGGTGTAGCATATAACAAGCACACCGAAGAGTGGATCATTCCAAAGAACATCGAGTCGCTGATACCTGAGTACTTCAAGCACTTCTTCATGGTAGAGTATAAGGAAGGCAAGAAGCTGGATACTCCAGAGTTTGGCGATGCCTCTGATGGGCTTGACTTGCTGACTGATCAGGTCTTCAAGGGCTACCATATGCTCTTCAAGCAGACCTATCCATGGGTAACAGACCTCAATGAGAAGATGATTAACTGGGCTGAGGCTCATGTTGATCAGGTTATTACTGATGAGTACGGCTTCCAACGTACTGTCCATAGGTGGGACTTTGATGACACTATGGATAAGGTGCCGATCAATTGGAATGATTCTCGTGGGTTCAAGCACTCGGGTGGTATCAATCCAATGACTGAATCATCCTTCACCGGTTTGATGGCTAATGAGACACATCACAAGGATGCTGAGCAGATGGCCTTGCTCATCCTATTCCTTGCTGGGCTCGATATCCCAGTCGTTTCGATCTTGGATGCTGCTATTGTTCCAATTGAGCATGCACCGGATCTACAAGAGGCCGCAAGTCGTACCTTCCTTGAGGTACACAGCAAGCCTACCTTCTGCGTAGGTACTGAAGACTTTAAGGCGTGGGATGGTCCCGCACCTAATGTCTGGAACTTCGGCTGATTCCAGCCAAGAAAGAAAGGTTTAATCCAATGGCTATTCAGATTTCCCTCGCTTCCGCTACCATCCGTCAACCCAAACGAATCATCCCCGACGCTTACGAGGCACACCACCCGGAGATGGGAGGGGGTACTGTGTACCGCTACCCGTCGAAGGATGGCAAGACTCTGGTTGCTCGCTTCTTCCCGAGAGACTTCACTCAGGGCTGTGTGTATATCGCAGCCAAGCGGGGAGTGTCTATTGAGACAGAGAACGATACTCTCGCAAGCCTGATGGGTCTGGACTACATCACCGGAGAGGTGACGGTCGCTAAGAACTTCAGGATTACTGACTCTTGCCAGTACTACGTGGATGGTGAGATGATGATTGATGATGAGACTGTGCCTACCCTCCACTTCTCTGTCACATGGCGTGGTAACACCCGACCCATCGCTCTTGAGCTGCCCGATGGGATGAACTATGAGGATGGGGCTGAGATTCTGGATCACCTGACTAAGTGGTCATGGAACAAGTGGCCGGGTGGTAAGCTCCACATCAAATGAGGTAATCGGGGGACTTCTACCTCCCCTGCCTCTTAAGTGAGGTAGGGGGGCTTCGACCCCTCCTCCGGGGGTTAGGGGGCAGTATGTTATTATTATAACAGGGAACGGCAGACAGTTGGGGAGCTATGTTCTATATAGTCGGGCTATAAAGTAAACTATAGTAGCTAGGGACTATATATGGTTATAAAGGGGGTATTATATTATATGGTCCTATGATCTATAGATGTACCCCTAGGTACTACCATTATTATTATTATCCTATACTATCCGGGCAGCTAGGGGGCTCCGCTAGAGCCCGGAGGTGAATCTCTTAGGGGATTCCCACGGCCTGATGGTAGGTCGAGGTACTCTGGAGGTGCTAACCATGGCACTCAATATCGAAATCCCTGCCAAGCAGGTGGGGCCGAAGGTTCGACAGACCAAAGAGGAAGTCGAACGTGACGCACAGATGTGCAGTGACGCTGTAGGAACCATGCATCAATGGGGCCGGGCAGCAGTCATCCGTCTGAAGCAGGATGCGGAACGCCTTGGGGTGACTATTAAGTTCACCGAGGCTAAGTGATCTTCCTTTCTCCCCCTCTGCTCTTTTCCCCTAGGTAGTAACCATGCTGCCTAGGGGGAAAGGGCTAACCACTATCACGTCCACGGCGTGAAGAGTGGGGGAGTTTCCTAAGCCACCCAGATATGGGCACGGCCTTAGGTGCGTAACGTCTTTCCCGTAAGACGGGTCTTTGTTACCCGCCAA